GCTTATCAAATAGAGTTCGATTTAATTTCTAGCACACCTAATTTAACTAATGTTGTAGGGAGAATGGAAAAGACCCCTGCTCAATACCAATTAGAAATGCCATTACCTATTCCAAGACCATTATTAGAAATTGCTACAGAAAACTATCAAGCAATACAAAAATACATGGGTGAGTTTGCCTTTTGGTATAAGAACAGCAAACATGGTACTTTAAAAGCAAGTATTAGTGATGTAGATGGCACTTATGGAAAGGTTATGAAGGCATGTATTAATTCCCTATATAACACCATGTTTCCATCAGTTTTAACAAATATTAGAAAATCCCCCAAAATAGAACAGCTCTTAAAACAAGAATTAAATGCTTATGGGGTTCAATATGGCTGCTAGGAAGAAACTAAACCTCACGCAGGCTTGGAAAGATAAAATTCAGATAGCCAATATCATTGATAGGCTTGTAAAGCATGTAAACGATGAGATTGATATGAAGCCCACTCAACTTAAAGCTGCTGAAATATTGCTTAAAAAGGTTGCTCCTGACCTTTCTAATACTACCCTTGAAGGTAATGAGGATGTTCCTGTACGCATGGTGGTGTCTTGGAAGAAATAGTCCAAGAGGTAGAGTTAGACTACCAACCTCGTGATGTATTCCTAGATTTCCATGAAAGACAGCAGCGTTGGGCTGTTATTGTTGCCCACCGTAGATGTGGCAAAACTGTTAGCTGCATTAATGAATTAATCTATAAAGCCCTAATAGAGGGCAAAAATGATGGTCGCTACGCTTATGTTGCACCATATTACAGCCAAGCCAAGAATATCGCCTGGGACTACCTATTAAGATTTAGTAAGCCTGTAATGGCTAAAGCTAATCAATCTGAACTATGGGTGGAACTTATAAATGGCGCAAGGATTAGGTTGTTTGGTGCTGATAATGCTGACTCTCTTCGTGGTTTATACCTTGATGGGATTGTCTTAGATGAATATGCAGATATGCGCCCTCGTATTTGGGGTGAGATTATTCGGCCTTTGCTGGCAGATAGACTCGGATTGGCAGTTTTTATTGGAACGCCTAAAGGTCATAACGCCTTCTGGGACATCTATAGCAACGCCATTAAGTCAGACGATTGGTATGCCAAGACTCTAAGGGCTAGTCAAACAGGCTTACTGCCTAAGAGTGAGTTAGATGATGCTGCCAAGTCAATGACGCAAGACCAATACTTGCAAGAGTTTGAGTGTGACTTTGAATCAGCCATTTTAGGCGCTTTCTACGGCAAAGAGATGCGCCAACTTACCGACCAAGGCAGAGTTACTAATGTTGACTATGACCCTATGTTTCCTGTGCATACAGCATGGGACTTGGGTTATTCAGACGATACCGCTATTTGGTGGTTTCAAGTCGTGCATGGCGAGATTCGTATGCTTGATTACCATTCATCCAATGGTCAACCAGTAGCTTTCTATGCTGGCATTATTGCAAACAGAGAACACGAAAGAGGCTATCACTACGGCACTCATTATTTACCCCATGATGCTCGTGCTAAGACTTTAGCTTCAAATAGAAGCATAATTGAGCAACTTTCAGACAAAATTGCGTTAAAATCTATGAAAATTGTACCAATGTTGTCATTGCAAGATGGAATACAAGCAACTCGATTAGCTTTAACAAGGGCTTGGTTTGACCATAGATGTGAGGATGGCATTGAATGTTTACGGCAATACCAGCGTGAGTACGATGAGGACAAGAAGGTCTTTAGGGATAAACCTAGACACGATTGGACTTCTCATGGTGCAGATGCTTTTAGGATGCTAAGTATTGCTTGGAAAGAAGAAGCTAAGTTGCCCCATAAAGATGACTCGATTAAAGGGCTGTTTGTAGGACAGACGGAAGTATCACTAAACGATATGTGGAAAGACACAAAAACGATAGTGAATAGGAGATATTAATGGCGAATGATAAGGCAACTGTAAACCACAGTTATGAAGATTGGTACAAAACAGTAATGGGCTATGAACGCTCATATAAGCGTTGGGAATCCAGAGTTGACCGCATTGTAAAGAAATACAAGGATGATAGTCGTTATGACCGCAATCCTAATGCTAGATTTAATATTCTTTGGTCTAATGTTCAAACCATCCAGCCAGCTATCTTTGCTAGACTTCCTAGACCTGATGTAAGCCGTAGATTTAGAGATAGCGACCCTATTGGTCGTGTAGCCTCAATGATGTTAGAACGGGCGTTAGAGTTTGAATTAGAACACTATGGTGACTACAAATCAGCTATGAATAACGCTGTGCTAGACCGCTTATTGGGTGGTCGTGGTGTAGCTTGGGTGCGCTATGAGCCACATATTGTAGGCGAACAAGCTGATGAACCTGAAGATGGTTATGAAATCACAGAAGATAGTGATGAAGCTGAAACAGAAAGTGGTATTGAAAACGAATCTCAAGAACGCATTGAGTATGAGTGTTGCCCTGTTGATTATGTCCATTGGAAAGATTTTGGACATACGATTGCTAGAACCTGGGAAGAAGTCACAGCCGTATGGCGCAGAGTATATATGTCACGCTCGGCATTGGTTGAGCGTTTTGGCGAAGAATTAGGCTATAAAATCCCATTGGATACAAAACCTGATGATTTAAAACAATCTTATAAGTCAGATGATGGAGTATATGAAGCGCTAATATACGAAATCTGGGACAAAGAAACAGGCAAAGTATTATGGATTAGCAAGTCATTAGGAAAGATTCTTGATGAAAGAGATGACCCTTTACAGCTTGAAAACTTTTGGCCTTGCCCTAAACCACTATATGCAACACTCACTACAGACTCTTTAGAGCCTATTCCTGACTTTGTTATATATCAAGACCAAGCTAGAGAATTAGACGCTTTATGTGACCGTATTGATGGTTTAATCAACGCTTTAAAAGTGCGTGGTGTCTATGACGCTTCATCTAGTGAATTACAACGCTTATTTTCTGAAGGCGAAAACAACACTTTAATACCTGTACACAACTGGATGGCATTTGCTGAAAAGCAAGGCATGAAAGGTGCGATTGATTTAGTTGACATTACCCCATTTGCTACTGCATTGCAGTCTTGCTACACAGCAATGGAGCAAGTAAAAGCTCAAATATATGAATTAATGGGTATTGCCGACATTCAGCGTGGTCAGACTGACCCTAATGAAACGCTTGGCGCACAAATTATCAAGTCAAACAACGCTATGGGTCGCTTAAAGACTCAGCAACACGCAGTAGTTGACTTTGCTACTAGCTTATTGTCAATTAAAGCACAGATTATCTGCAATCATTTTACAGATGAAACGATTGTCAAGATTTCTGGTGCAATGCAATTATCTGACCAAGATAAACAGTTAATTCCACAAGCATTAGAGTTGTTGCGTGATGAAGCCAGCAAAAACTTCCGTATTGAAGTGACTTCTGATTCAATGATTTACCAAGATGAACAGCAAGAAAAAGCCGATAGAATGGCATTTTTGCAAGCTGTAGGTTCATTCTTTCAACAAGCCGTGCCAATGATTCAAGCACAGCCTGAACTCGCACCTATGGCGATTGAAATGCTTAAATTTGGTGTAACAGCCTTCAAAGCAGGCAAACAGTTAGAAGGCATTATTGACGAAACTGCTGATAAATTGCGTGAACAAGCTAAACAATCTGAAGGTCAGCCTAAGCCACCTCCTCCTGAAATTCAGAAGGCACAGATGGATAATCAAGCTAAAATGCAACAGATTCAAATGCAAGCACAAGTTGAACAGGCTAAGTTGCAAGGTCAAATGCAGTTAGAAAAGGCTAAACAAGAGTACCAGGCGCAAGAAAATCAACTTAAATTCCAGTTGGAATCACAGCGCAATCAAGCAGACTTAGAAATGCAGTCAAAAGTAGCACAAATGAAGATGATGACTGAGCGCAACACGCAAGTATTGTTAGCTCATATCAACAATGGCGCTAAGATTGAAACTGCTAGAATATCTGCTGGTGTAGATGATGGAACGCAGGCTTATTTTTCAGAAGAAGATTTAGCGCACTCAATGGAACATCCCCTACAGCCTATTGCCAACGCAATCGGACAAGGAAATCAACAAATGGCAATAGGCTGAAGGGGATG